CACTCGTGGCCCAGGGCCTGGCCAGCACGAGCGCCGGCCCGGTCACGCCCGGCGCCGTCACCACGACCAAGACCATGGGCCGCGTCGGCATCGCTGCCGCCGGCACGTCGGTGGTTGTCACCAACGCGGCGTTCACCACGGAAAGCCGCTTTCTGGCCTACCTGAGCAACGCTGCGGCGGACGGCACGGCGACCAGCATCACGCGCATCACGCCGGCCGCCGGTTCGGTGACGTTCACCCTGAACGCCGCCGCGACTGCCGCCGTCACCATCGACTGGGTGCTGCTCACCGTGTCCGGCGAGCTGCCGCCGAACTGATGACCTGGGCGGCCTCGGCTGCCCGATGGAGACGCGCATGGACTTCCCACAGTGGTATCAGCCGCGCCGCGATGTCGGCGCCATCCTTGTGACCAGCCAGGGCGAGCTTGACGACCTCATCGCCTCGGGCTGGCCCGACAAGCAGTGCCAGGACCCGGCCGCGCCGCCGGCCGAGACGAAACCGAGCCGCAAGGCCAAAGCGGAGAGCTGATCCATGTCCATGCGCGTCACCATCACTGCCACTGGCGTCACGACTGAATGGGGCGTTGCCACCACTGTCGGTCAGATCATCACGGTCCCCGATGACTACGGGCTGTCGCTCGTGCGGTCGCTCAAGGCGACGGACACGGACGGCGTGCTGTCTGCGCCTGCGCGGCGGCCGTTCGACACGGTCCCGGTGGTGGAGACGGACACGGCGCGGGTCAGTGTGCCTGCGGCGCAGCTTCAATCCTCGGTTTCAGGGGTGGCCACGGCGTCAGCGCCGATCCCCGCAGCGAACACGCCTTTCATCGCATCGGTGGGTGACTCCCACACGTTCCGCAACATGGACAACGTGGGATTCTCTTTCCCCGTTACCACGAATCAGGGGTATCTCCCCTGGGCATGCGGGCTGAGCGGTCACCGCGTTCGGCAGGGTATTTCTCGGGGCATCTCCGGGGCGAACAGTGCGTCCATCCTGAGCACTGCACTGCCTGTCGTGCTGAATACCGCCAACAACCCGTCGCTGAAATACGTGGTGGTCAACGCGGGGCTGAATGACTGGCCGGGTGTGCGGACCATCGCGGCGCTCACGACGGCGATGGCCACCTGGCGCCAGAACATGGCGACCATCTTCGCGCAGATCGTCGCTTTCGGCGCTACTCCCATCATCACGCTGCTGCCCCGTCGCACCGACTCGGCAAACGTGCTGGTGCAGGCTGTGTGGGATCAGGGCTGGCGCGAGGGGAACGCGTGGCTCAAGCGCACGGCAGACGCCAACCGCTGGCCGTGGTGGGACCCGAACCGCTACTGGATCGACCCGACAACTGACGCAATCCTGTCCGGCAACAGCGCCGACCAGTGCCACCCGGTGCCGCAGGGTGCGCGCAACTACGCGCGCCCGCTGGCTGACTTGCTGGCGTCCATCGAGCCCGAGGCGGATTGGGTCACCTCGCCGGGCTTCGTGGCGACCCCGTTTGACGTGACGATCCCCGTGGGCACAGGCGGCACCATCGGTGCAAATTCGTCGCTTGTCACCGCGTCTCCGTCGGCTGCCGCAGTCGTGCCGCAAGGGTGGTCCGTCGGCGACCTCAACGGCACGAATACCGCCGCCGGGACGTGGACGCGCGACGGCGTTGGGTTCCTGACGCTGAACATCCCGCTGGCTGCTGCAGCGTCCGGCATTCACCAGTTGCTGAGTTCCACGACGGGGGTGAGCGTCGGGCAGAAGTGGTGCGCGTTCTGCGACATCCAGGTGGAAAACGGCGACCGTGGCCTTTACGCAGCCGCTCTCGATCTGCTGGGCAACGGTGGCGTGGCGGCAACCGATATGTCTCAGAACGGGACGACAACCATCTTCTACCCGACTGGCACCGAAACCCATCGCATGGTCACCCCTGTCGTGACGATTGCAAGCGGCTCAACGGTGCAGTTCCGTCTGAAGCTGCGCTACACGGCGCCGCTTGCGACCGGCGCCATCGACATCCGGGTGCTGGCAGCCGGCCTGCACCGCGTGGCCTGAACCAATCCCCTGCCGGTGAGTATTGAACCCAGACCCACAAAATGCCAAGCCCCACCACTGCCATCGACCTGATAACCCGGTCGATGAAGCTCGCCAAGCTCATCAGCGGCACCGAGACGCCCACGGCTGACGAAGCTGCCGACGCCCTGGCCACGCTCAATGACGTGCTGGAGAATTGGGACGCGCAGCCCCTGGCGCTGTGGAGCACGACCAACTTCATCGGCGCGCTGGTGGGCGGCCAAGCCTCGTACACCATCGGCCCGGGTGGAGACCTGAACACCACGCGGCCGAGCCAGATCAACGGCGCCTTCGTGCAGTTCAACGGCGTCGACTTCCCGGTGCAGCCCATCGGGCAGCTGGAGTTCAACACCATCAGCCTGAAGAGCTACCAGCAGCCCATCCCTCAGTCGCTGCTGTACGTCAACGACTTCCCGCTGGGCCGCCTTACGGTCTGGCCGGTGCCCACGGTGGCGATCCCCATCACGCTGACCTTTGACCGCGTGCTGACGCAGATCAGCAGCTTGGCGACGGCCATCAACTACCCGCCCGGCGCGGCCCTGGCGCTGCGGTACGAACTGGCCAAGCAGTTGGCGGTTGAGTTCGGCGCGCCGCTGGACCCGCAGCTTGTGCAGATGGCGGCCGACTACCGAGCCGACTACAAGCGCGCGAACAAGACGCCCTTCAAGGCCAGCTACGACATGGCGCTCGTCGGCGTCTACGGCACGGGCAACTGGCGCACGGGCGGCTGATGGGCGCGAACTCGTTCCCATTCGTCGGCGGCAGCTACACCGCCCGGTCGCGCACGTTCGACGCGCAACGCACGCTGAACCTGTACCCCGAGGTATCAGGCAGCGGCACGAGCCGCAGCGTGTCGGCCCTGTACGGCACGCCGGGCCTCGCGCTGTGGGCGTCGTTGGTCGGCGGCCCGGTGCGCGGCCTGTTGCGCTTCACGCAGGCCCAGGCCGTGGCCGTGGTGGGCTCGACGGTCTACACGCTGACCACGGCCGGCGTCGGCGTGGCCATCGGCAGCATCTCCGCCGGCACCGCGCCGGTGAGCATGGCCAGTAATGGTGGCGTCGTGATGCTGGCGGCCGGCGCGGCGGGCTACTTCATCGACCCGGCGGCCGGCACCGTCACGCAGATCACCGACCCGGACTTCGTGGGCGCCGGCCGGGTCGACTACATCGACGGCTATTTCGTCTGGACGACGCCAGGCACGGGCCGCTTCCAGATCAGCCAGCTTCTGGGCACCGGCATCGACGGCCTGGACTTCGCCACCGCCGAGGGCGCGCCGGACAACCTGCTGTCGCTGGTCGTCGATCACCGCGAGCTGTGGCTGTTTGGCGAGACCAGCACCGAGGTGTGGTTCAACAGCGGAAACATCGACTTTCCCTTCGAACGCATCCAAGGCGCGTTCATGGAGATTGGCTGCGCCGCCGCGACGTCGGTCGCCAAGCTCGACAACACCGTGTTTTGGCTCGGCGCCGACGACCGGGGTCAGGGGATGGTGATGCGCGCCCAGGGCTACCAGCCGCAGCGGGTGAGCACGCACGCGGTGGAGTACGCCATCGGCCAGATGAGCGTCATCAGCGACGCCGTGGCCTACACCTACCAGCAGGAGGGGCACAGCTTCTACGTGCTCAACTTCCCCACGGCCGGGCAGACCTGGGTCTACGACGCCAGCACCGACCAATGGCACGAGCGCGCATGGCGCGACCCGCTGCTGGGCACGCTGGGCCGGCACCGCGCACAGGTACACATGGCGTTCGCGGGAGAGAACATCGTCGGCGACTGGGAGACGGGCAACCTGTACCGGCTCGACCTCGACACCTACAGCGACAACGGCGCGCCCATCGTGCGCACCCGGCGCTGTGCGCACATCGCGTCCGGCGGCGGCTGGCAGTTCTTCAGTTCGCTGCAGCTCATCATGGAGACCGGCGTCGGCCTCGCATCCGGCCAGGGCTCAGACCCACAGGCGATGCTGCGCTGGTCGGATGACGGCGGATTAACGTGGTCATCCGAGGCCTGGGTGAGCATGGGCCGGATGGGCGAGTACAAGCGCCGCGCGCTGTGGCGCCGGCTGGGCAAGGGCCGCGACCGGGTGTTTGAGGTGACCATCACCGACCCGGTGAAGGCGGTCATCGTCGATGCGGTGCTGCAGGTGGAGGCCGGCCGATGAGCGCCGCCCTGAAGTTCGTCCCGCCCCGCGTGGCCTTCGTCGACCCGCGAACCGGCTGCATCACGCGCGAGTGGTACTTGTTCCTTCAAGGCCTGTTCAACCGGGCCGGCGGCGTGTCGGGCGACAGCACGGATGAGCTTGCGCTTGCCGCGTTCGACGACTCGGGCACCGAAGAGCTTGAGGCGCAGCTGTTCAGCGTTGCTGATGGCCTGTGGCAGTTCCCGCCGCAGGTTGCCACTCCGGCCGACGAACAGGCGCAGCTGCTGCCGGCCTTCGAGCCGGCGCCCGTCGACATCCCCGCAACCCTGGCGCCAGCCTTCGAGCCGACCACGCCTGACCCCGATCAACTGGCCGACCTTGCCGCCCTGCGGGCCGAGGTCGACGCGCTGCGCCAAGCCGTCCAAAGCCTGCAGCAAGGCACCACCCTGTAAGGAGCGCCATCCATGGCCGTCAACGTCAGAGCCCTGATTGCAGCCAAGCAAGCCGAGGCCGTCCAAACCACGCAGTACACCGCCAGCGGTGTGCGCACCATCATCGACAAATTCACCGCGACCAACACCAGCGCGGGCGCTGTAACGCTGTCGGTTAACATCGTGACCAGCGGCGACACGGCAGGCAGCCAAAACCTGATCGTCAAGGCCAAGAGCCTGGCGGCGAGCGAGACCTACACCTTCCCCGAGATGGTCGGTCAGGTGCTGGAGCCGTCCGGGTTCATCTCGACCCTGGCAGGCGCCGCGACCTCGATCACCATCCGCGCCAGCGGCCGTGAGGTGTCGTGATGGGGTGGCTACTCGACAAGCTGGGAAAAGGCGTCAAGAACCTAGGCAATGCTGCCGGGGATCTGGTCAACAACCCGCTGAAGGCAATCAATGACGGACTGAACGATGAGGCCACGCTGACGACCCTGGCGGTGCTTGCTGGCGGTTATGGCGCCTATGAGGCAGGCGCATTTGGTGGCTCTGGCGCTGTGGCTGGCGGCAGCGCTGGCGGAGGCGCCGGGGCGTCAAGCGGTGCGTTTGTGCCGGGGTTCGACGCCTTGGGGGCCGGCGCAGAAGGTGCAGGCATCGGCGGGTCAGCTGGTGCCGTCGGAGCTTCTGGAGCGTTTGTCCCTGGCGCTGATGCCATGGGGATAGGTTCATCTGCCGCCGGCATCCCCTCGGCCGGCGGGTCGTCTCTGCTGGGTTCGGCAGGCAAATACCTGACCAGCGCGGGGGGCGCGCAGACCCTGGGCAACATCGCCGGCACGCTGTACGGCGCCAACGCCGCCGGCAACGCGGCGAAGGCCCAGGCAGACGCAGCGCGCTACGCTACCGACATCGGAAACCAGCAGTTCGCGCAGACCCGGGCCGACATGGAGCCTTGGCGGCAGTCCGGCATCGGCGCCCTGGCGCAGATCAACAAGGGCACGGCAGCCGGCGGCGACTTCAACCGCAACTTCACGGCGGCCGACTTTCAGGCCGATCCGGGCTACCAGTTCCGCATGGATCAGGGCCGGCAGGGGCTGGAGCGCAGCGCGGCCGCGCGCGGCGGCCTGCTCAACGGCGGCACGCTCAAGGCCCTGAACCGGTACGGACAGGACTACGCCAGCAACGAGTTCGGCAACGCCTACAACCGCTGGAACAACGACACCACGAGCCGGTACAACCGCTTGTCAAGCATTGCCGGCCTGGGGCAGACCACGGCAAGCCAAGTGGCCGGCTACGGTGCTCAGAACGCGGCCAACGCTGGCAACAACGCCATGCAGGCCGGCAACGCCACCGCATCGGGGTACATCGGCCGGGCCAACGCCATCCAGAACGGGCTGCAGAACCAACAGAGCATGTACACCCTGAACCGCCTGTTCCCACAGGCCCCGGGAGGCTGACCGCATGGCACTGGATACGAACATCGCCATGGGCCTGCGCCCGATGGCCGACCCCATGGAGCAGTTCGGCCGGGCCATGACGCTCAAGCAACTGGCCAGCAGTGGGCAACTACAAGATCTGCAGATTGCCCAGGCGCGCCAGCAGCAGGAGCAGGAGCGCACGCTGGCCGACCTGTACCGGGGCAACATCAACCCGGATGGTACGGTCAACCAGGGCGGGCTACTCCAAGGCGCGGCACAGCAAGGCCTGGGCGGGCGCATCCCGGCGCTGCGCAAGAGCTTCATGGAGGCCGACGAAGCGGCGGCCAAGCTGGACGAGACCAAGACCCGCACCAAGGGCCTGACGCAAGACCAGTCCATCAAGGCGCACGGGTTCGCCTTGCAGCAGCTCGGCGCCGTCACCACGCCGGCCCAGTTCGCGGACTGGGCGGCTGGCGCGGCGCGGACACGGATCTACGACCCGGGCGAGGCCTACGCGCTCACGAACCAAGTGCTGCGTGACCCGTCGGCGCTGCCTGCGCTCAAGCAGCGCCTCATGCTCACGGGCGCCAGCGCGCTGGAGCAGATCAAGGCCACGGCGCCGCAGTTCCAGCACATTGACCAGGGCGGCGCGGTGCAGTTCGGCACCGTCAATCCGCTGACGGGGCAGTTCTCGCCAGGCCAGGCCATGGCCAAGAGTCAGACGCCGGACAGCGTGGCCGGTGTGGCAACCACTCGTCGCGGCCAGGACATGACCGCCAGCACCGCAGCGGCGCGCCTGTCGTTCGACAAGGAGCAGGGGGCAAACCAGTTCATCCCGGTCGACGGCGTTGGCCTGTACGTTGGCGACAAGAGGACCGGCACGGCGCGGCCCGTCACCGACCCGCAGGGTCAGCCTGTGAAGGCTGACAAGCCGCTGACCGAGGACCAGGCTAAAGCGATGGGCTGGCTTGTGCAGGCCACTAACGCTTACAAGAACATGGCCAGCGTGCTCAACGC